GAACTGCATTTGGTCTGCGATTTGCATAATGGTTATGACCCACCACTTCACGCTCTGCCCCAGCCGCTTTGTCAATCGCCTTACTAACGTCAAGCGATTTTGGAAATCCTGAGCCATACAACCACATAATCTGGTCACGGATTTCAAACCCTGCGTCCTCTACGGCGCAAGCGAGGCGGTGATAAGTGCGACTACCGCCAAATGCCAAGAGGTGTCCACCGGGTTTAAGAACTCGTAAGCACTCTTTCCAAACCTCAACGTTGTAGGCGATACCAGAGTTATCCCACGCTTTGCCCATAAATCCTAATTCGTATGGGGGGTCGGTCACAACTGCGTCAATTGAGTTGTCGGGTAAAGATTTCAGTGTCTCTAGGCAATTTCCTTTTAGCAACATAAACTAAACACTAGCAGAGTCAACACTGCCCACGCTTTATCTAAACGGCATTTTCCAAAGTCGGGTGTAGATTTATGTGAGAAACGCACCCCCGAAAGGCAATCTTGTGGAAAAGGATTTCAGCATCAAGTCATTGTTGAAAGGCTCAACGGACTTCAACTATCTGCCATCTTTCACGCCCGGCAACGCCTTTTCTTCAGACGAACTTCTTGCCAACCAAGGCATCTACTCTCGTGTCAGCAAAAACGCTGTTTTAATTGGCGCAGCCGTTGCCTACGGTATGAAAAGGCACGATGAACTCCAAAGCCAAATCCACGAATACAACAAAAAAGTTGATGCCGCAGTAAAGAAGTATCCAAACGCCGTAAGGGTTAATACGACCGAGGCGGAGGCTTATGGTGTACGCGCTCGCCCCGCCGTTAAAAGCGAACTTAAGAATATGCGCGATGAATCAGTTAGCACTATTAGCGGGCTGAAAAGCAAACTCCAAAATCACATTGACGCCGCCAATGACCACGCTTCCAAATCGGGGGATGGTCTAACAGGAAAAGTTCACGCCGTTCTTGCCGGACACCACCTCGATGCGGCAAAGGAAGTCGTTGGCAAAATCAAAGACGAACAGAAAAGCCTTAAGGAAATTAATAACGACCTAAACGACCGTTATCAGGTTTCAGCAAATCGTGAGTCTCGTGAGGCCGCTGCTGGCGTTTCTGTTCCAAAGGGAACCGGTAAGGTCGGCGCACAGCAAGGCCACCCATTCTACGGCAACCAACACGCCTCTGGAAACTAATGCCGAATCCGTTCTTAGCGGAAGAACTTTTAGGCGGCCAAGGCATTTACGCCCGGGTTGAGAAGTTGGGTCATTCAGCAGAGTGGCACGAGGAAACTGCCCGAATAAACCTTGCTGATGCAAAAGAAAGCGATAATAAAATCGCAGCGGAAAAAGAAAAGGCTAAGACCGCAACTAACCCGATTGCTCAAAAACTACACGCCAGCAATATTTCTCAATACGAAGCGGATGCACACGCAAGCCGCGCTTTCGCACAAGAAAACCTTGACCGAGCAAAAGCAATTAGACAGAGTGGCGGTAAAGACGATGATGCTCACGAACTACTAGGGAATATCAAAACCGGACTCAAAAACATTTTTTACGGAACGCCCCTGCCCCGATACCAATCAACCGACCGCTACTCAACTGGCCCGAGCACGACACCACAAGGAACGGGTGGTAAAGTTGGCGCACAAGAAGGCCACCCTTTTTACGGAAACCAACACGCTTCGGGGAACTAATGAAGAAAATCAAACCAACCTGTGTCACTCAACTTGCCCCTGCTGAAATCAAGCGCGGAATGACCGGATGGGCGCGCACCGATGGCACTATGGGAATGCTTATCCGTGTCGGTGAGAAGTTGCGTTGGAAGGACGGCAAATACAACCACTGCTTTACCGTCATTACCGAGGGCGAAACCTACGAGGAAATCATCATTGTTCAGGCAACGATGAAAGGCGTTCTTCGCTCGACCCTCGCAAGTCTGATTGCCACCTCGGAAGTTATTTCTTTCTTCGATATCACCACTCTTGGCGGCGACCCCGAAAAGGCCGCCTTCTTTGCCGAGCAACAGGTAGGCAAGAAGTATGGCCTACTCTCGGACATCTGTATCGGAATCGACATCATTACCCCATATTGGTTCTTTGAGTGTCGCCGTGAGGGAACTTGGATTTGTTCAGCACTCGCCCACGAAGCGATGCGCTACGCCGGTATCTACTTTGATGTTCCTGATATTTATATGGTTTCTCCGACCGGGCTACAACTTCTTTGTAAGATTTCTTGATTTAGCCCCTAAAGGTTGCTATAGTCACCTCTACGAATAAAAGGCGTGGAGGTAAAGATGCCAAAAGACAAAGACCCATTTCGCAATAACTTCTATCCAATCAAGAAGAACGAAATGCCAGAATCAGCCGACAAGCGTTATAGCGAGTGGAACGCCCGACACGGCAAAGACCCTTGGGTAATCACCAACATCAAGCCGTCTACGAATGACGCCGCCGAGTTGCATTCACGCCTACGCCACCCCAGCCAGCAGTTTGAGGTCATCAACGAACATCCACCACGCAAGGGCGTAGTTATCTACTTGCCCCACGAATGTCCAACACCGCCGATTGAGGAATACCCCGTCGGAACTATTTGGGAGTGCAACGAATACCACGACAAGACTGGACACGGCTACCGAAAGGTTTGCTACGACCAATGGATTCTCGAGCGCGTCGGTCGCACGGCGGCTTGGGTTTTGTTTAAGCGTTCATTTGGCAGATAAAGGGTGCGCTAGTTAGGAACAGCAGTTTCTAACTAGAGTGGTATTATTTGAGGCATAACGAAAGGAACTCCTAATGACCAACCCGTTCTCTTCTGACGCACTACTGAAATCACTCAGTAATTACCCAATCGCAAAGGGCGACGTGCCGGGCCACGAGTTCCACGGAAATCAGTGGGTTGGTTCTGGCACTGGTCAGGCATCCATCAAATTGATGGACAATGTTGGCAAAATCTACGACGCTTACGTCACGGGGCGAATTAGCAACGAGCAACTACGGGGGCTTTTTACTGACGGTAAGTTTGATGTTGGTCTAAAGCCAACTGTTATTGGCGAACACAATGCAATCGCAGGAAACCACGGGCAAATAGCAGAGGATATGGGTGGTGGCAATAACTTTGCCAGTGAAAGCGACTACAAACAGTTTCACAACCCTGACGGCAACGCTCACGAGGATGCCGAACAAGCGCATTATGACGCAGAAAATGCCGCACGTAATGTAGTTCGCACCATTAACAAAAACGGTAGCACAAAAGACGTAATTAACGCTTTACTAAATTACATTTCCGTTGCTAGTCAAGCAAATGCCGCCTCCCTAAAGGCAGACGCAACGACACCTGAGTTTATGCGTCCTTCCCTCACTCGGTAGCCAAGTCGGGGCGAAATCCCTCAACTCTCGTTTAGTGAAATCCACTAGTAGCCTTGTGCTATGACATTAATCGCCGCTTGGAAAGACAAGAATCAGGTTTGGATGGCTGGCGATAGCGGAGCCTTTGATGGCTCAAGTGTCATCGTTTCAGCAGAACCGAAAGTTTGGAAAGCCGGAGATGGATTAGTCGGCGTTTCTGGCTCGTTCCGAGTTATGGATTTATTGCGTAAATCTGGCATTGGCGACCCATACAAAATCCGTGACTTTCTTTTGAGCAAAACCTCTGAACCCGGATTTCCCGAAGAACCAGATTGGGAAGTGCTCGTGGCAAATAAAAAAGGAATCTTTAGTATCGGCTCTGACTTTGCCGTGCTGAAATCAACCAACAACTATGGGGCAACTGGCGCGGCCGTAGATGCCGCCCTCGCTGCTTTGTTTGTCCTTGAGCGCGATAAAACTCTCGCCCCCAAAAAGCGTTTGGAACTGGTCGTGAACGCTGCGATTACCCACACCACAAATGCCCGACCACCGATTAGGGTCGTATCACTTTGACTTGGACTTTGGAATACGAGGTTCGCCCAGACTTCACTCTCAACAAAGAGCGAACTGTGCACCATATGAAGCGAGCCAAAATCGTAAAAGAGTGGCGAGCCGCTTTCTGCGAGTTAGCCCAACAAGCGATGGTTCCTCGTTTGGAAGTTATCGAAGTCGTGGCACAGCCCTATGTGCTGAATGCTCGCTATCGCCAAGATGTCGGCGCGTGTTTCCCATTAGTCAAAGCCGCTATCGACGGATTAGTTGATGCCGGAGTGCTGATTGACGACAACGCAAAAATCGTGACCAAACTAACTTTCCTAACTCCGCAGTTTGGAAAAGATGCCCTAGAATTGACGGTGGTTCCAGTCGTTTTGGGAGAGAACGAAACCGAATAAGCCCGTTTTTCCAAAGTCGGGGCGCTATGACGCTGTTCTAAAAATAAGCGTTTTGGTATAGCACGATAAGATAAACCTCACTACACTAGACCCCACACCCCTAGAGGAAAGAGAACTAATGGTTTTAGAGCCACTACCCAACCGAGTGCAAGCAGACGAGAACGACTCGCCCGAAGTAGCATCGCTTCTTCAGCACATCAAAGACACCTGCGCGCAGATGCGTGACCACGAAAAGAAAGTCGTTGAGTTGGGTAAGGAACGCCGTCAGACAGTCACTCGTCTTCGTGACAAGGGCGTGACTTGGCGCAAGATTGCGGAGTGGGCCGGAACTACCGACCAAGCACTCTATAAACACCACAACCGAGAGTCTAAGTAAATACACTTACGCCTTACTAAACCCTAGTAAGATTGTAAGACTATGAGTTCGGCCCTACACGAAGCGGTATCAGCACTCGCACTTCGTTGCGATGGCGCACAAGAGCAAGACGGTCAGGGCTTTAATGGAACTGATGCCAAGTTTGGTAAGCAACTAGCCGAAACACCGATTGAGGCGTGGGGCAAAGAGATTGAACTCAAGGCTTACGAGATGCTCGCCAAGTATGCGAAGCAACTTTCGGTAGTTGGTATTTCGTATGCTGATATCGAGCGACCAGTTCTAGATAAGCCAAAGAGCCGACTAAGTGGACTTAGGGCGATTGACCTACGCAACGGCAAAATCATTGTCACGATTCCGTATGGTGATACAGCAAATCCCAAAGGGCCACTCGGCGCGTATTGGAATCGAGATGAGCGTGGTTGGGTAGTAGCCAGCAGTCGCTACGGCAAAGTGGAAACTTGGGCCGAGCAAAACGACATCAAAGTTAGCCAGCGAGCCAGAGATTTCCTTGCCACCGTTCCCAAAAACCTAGAAGACGAATACAACGGCAGAATCACGCTAGGCGAGGGCGAAATAGCAATCACCTTTGACTACAACGTTAAGTATCTAGAAGCCGTGCGACTAATCCCCGGTCGCCACTTCGATAAGCCGACCTCAACTTGGTTCGTGCCACTCTCATCAGCAACGATAGTCAAGACTTTCGGCAAAGACAACAAGTTCTACATCTCCGATGATGTGTTGGCTCTCAAAGACCAAGAGGTTTCCCTAGCCCCTCGAATCCTCGTAAATAACAACTCGTTCGCTATCTCGTTTAATTACGATGCCACGCTGATTAGCCAAGTTCGTGAAATGCCGGGTTCGTCTTGGTCGCCAGAACTACGCCTATGGCTTATTCCAGTAGAAAGCGTTGCCGAGGTTCTCCGATTCCACGAAGAACACAACGCCAAACTCTCTAAGGAAGCAAAAGCACTTATTGAGGAAGCGGCTTCTGTCCAGCACATTATTGATGCGAGCGCGGCCAAAGATGCTGAAATAACCGTGCCGGGATTTGGCGGAAACGGCCTCAACCTTATGCCTTTCCAAAGGGCGGGCGTCGCCTACGGAATGCGAGCATTGGGATACGAATACCAAGAAGACAAGTGGGTTCGTGTCCACGAAAACCTAACGGGCGGTGGCGTTCTAATCGGTGACGAGATGGGCCTCGGTAAAACGCTACAAGGATTGGCGATGCTGAAAGCAACCGAAGCGTTCCCAGCCGTAGTTATCTGCCCGGCATCTCTCAAACTCAACTGGAAGCGTGAAGCAGAGAAGTGGATAAAGGGCGTAAAGGTCGCAGTCGTTAGCGGAACAAGTGGTCAGGTCGAACCCGATGCCGACCTTTATGTGATTAATTACGATATTTTGACCTACTGGGTCGAGAAGTTCCCAAAACTCAAGGGTCTTGTTCTTGACGAAAGCCACTACATCAAGAGTGGCACGGCACAGCGAAGCAAGGCCGCAATCCGATTAGCCGACAAGATTCCAAATGACGGAACTCGTATCTGCCTATCGGGAACACCAGTCGTGAATGTTCCCCTTGAGTTGATGACCCAACTCCGAGTAATTGCCCGTCTAGATGATTTCGGCGGGGCGAGCAAGTTCCGTTCGCAATTCGGTCGCTCATCAAGCCGTTCGTTAGCGATGCTGAATCGCAAACTCCGTGCCTCTTGCTATGTCCGTAGGCGTAAAGCAGAAGTGCTCACCGAACTACCACCGAAGATGTGGTCAGAAGTCTTTGTTGAGGGCGACAAGGACATTATGAAGGAATACAAGAAAGCCGAAGCGGACATTATCAAATACCTAACCGAGATGGCTCTCAAGGCTGCTACGGAAAGTGGTGCTGATACGGAAGAGGCTCGCAAGGCGGCGTGGCAGAAAGCCCTACGCGCTCGTTCGGCAGAACACCTAGTCGCAATCTCTACCCTTAAGCAGTTGGCCGCCAAAGCCAAACTAAAGGCCGCCGAAGAGTGGGTGGGCGACTTCCTAGCCAACGACAAGAAGTTGGTCGTATTCGGTTGGCATACCGAAGTGGTGAATATGGTTTCGGATAAGTTCGCCAATGGTTGCAAGATTCAGGGTGGCGTTTCTATGGAGAAGCGACAGGTAGCCGTTGATAGTTTCCAAAACTCCGATGAGCAGAAAGTTATTGCTTGCCAAATCAAAGCCGCTGGCGTGGGTTTGACCCTAACGGCTGCGAGTGATGTTCTATTTATTGAGCAAGGCTGGACTCCTGCTGATATGGACCAAGCCGTTGACCGTTGCCACCGAATCGGGCAAAAAGACTCCGTGACTGGTTGGTTGATGATTACCAAAGACACGATTGACGAAGACATAGCGGCCCTAATCAACGCCAAGCGAGTAGTGGTGAATCAAGCCACAGATGGCGTTGTAGATGATGAAGAGCAAGAGAACTCTATGGTTGGCGACTTGCTTATCGGGCTCACCGAGCGAGGTTTAGCCAACGAAACCTAAAACGGCAAAACCCCCGGCACAAATGTCGGTCTTTCGGAAGAGGCATCACAGGCCGCTTCTATAGCAAGTTAACGCATCGAAGAGGCTTTAGCGGCGTAAAGCAAAAACATATAGTAATATTTTGTTCTATGGGAAGCGTTTATCAGCAGATTGAGGATTGGGTTCGCATCGCCAAGGGCGATGTGCTTGGTCACGATTTCCACGGGAACCAATACGCATCTGTTGGTAGCGCAAAAGAGTTGGCATCAAAAACTGAGTCATACGCTCTAAACGAAAATCGCTTTTCACCAGAAGAACGAATCAAGCAACACGAGGAACTTGCTGCTGGTCACGCAAAACTCGTAGAGTTCCACAAGGCCGCTGCCGATGAACTTCGTAAGTCAGTTGCTTCAGTTCCAACGCCCGAACTTGATAAGGCAATTCAGAACCTAAAGGATGTTCGCAGCGGCAAAATTGCGCCGAACGCTTTACCTGCCGAAGCATTGGGGCTTAGGGGTTTGGGTGGAACTTCTAGCGGTGGAATGACCAAACTTGTTGTTGCGCTGAACGACTTGGCGAGTGCTACACCCAACTCTCCAAAAGAACAAAAGGCTTTAGATAAAGCAAGTAGCGAACGAGACAACGTGGTTGGCTCGTTAGTCGCTACCGCCCAATCCATCCAAGATTTTGTTCGCAGCGAAAACGAATACCTTGCTGGCGCAGCACCCCAAGACAAGGTTGCTTTATTTGAGTTAGGCGAACGCCTTGGGAAACAGGCTTTAGACGTTATTGACAAAACAACTGGCATTGGTTTGCGCCCGCCACACTCGGTTGAGTGGGGGGAACAGCCTTTTTGCGAAAACGCCGGAACTTTGACTTACAAAAATGGAAGCAAGGCCCCTAATCCGCTTTATTCTTGGGATAAAAACACGGAAGAAGAAATAAAAAATGCGACATCCAAGTTAGATGACGCCTCTAAATCCAAACTAGATGGAAAAGCGGCGGAGACTATTGCCGGTTGGATACCAAGCGAGGTTGGTTATAAGTCGGGTCGTGAAAAACTCACACCCGGAACAAGTGTTCCTATTCTAAAGGCCCCATCTGTTTCTGCCGACCACAACGGTTATCCAAACTCTTATGAGTCGTTATCAGACGATGGCTCGAAGCCTCTTATTAGCACTTCATTTTGGAAAGACTTTTTAGAACTAAATAAAGGCTCACTTCAACCTGAAACTGTCAACAGCATCCAACAGGAAATACGGTCTAACGCTGGTAATAGCAAATCGTAGTAGCCTTTAAGCACTATGACGATAAATGTTCGTGCTGAAAAGGTTGCGATTGATTCTATCAAGGCGCACCCATCCAATCCCCGTATTGGCGATGTAGCCGCAATTGCCGATTCCCTAAAGGTAAACGGACAATACTCACCCATTGTGGTTTGGAACGACACCATCATCGCCGGAACCCACACTTGGAAAGCGGCAAAGTCTTTGGGGTGGAAAGAAGTGGCGGTCACTCGCTACGAGGGTTCCGAGCGTGATGCCCTAAAAATCCTGCTTGCCGATAACCGAACTAGCGATATCGCCTCGTATCACAACGAGTTCCTAATTGATTTGCTGAAATCGTTGCCAAACCTAGAGGGAACTGGCTACGACAAAGAAGCCCTTGACGAACTTGAGGGTCTATTCGCAGAACCCGGTGGCGGAGTCGGTCAGCCACTAGTGGAAAAGGAAAAAGAAGAAACCAATAATGTGCCTATCCAAATAGGTGAGTGGCGTGGTGAATTAGAGGCCGAACTTCACGGAATCTGGCTTGCCTCAATCAAGGAAGTGGCGGGAGACAAGAAATCCCAAATCAACCGAGAACTACGCGCACGTCTAGATGTGCCGAAAGAAGCCAAGCCTAAAAAACCCAAAGAATCTAGGGTCACTTCCAAACCCACACCAGAGAAGTACGCTCTTGCTGAAACGACAACCACGCCCCTAAGCGAACTCCAACGCTTCCCCGGAAACCCTAGAGAGGGCGACATTGGGGCAATTAGCGAAAGTTTGCGACTATTCGGACAGTATCGCCCAATCGTAGTCAATAAGCGAAACAACCAAATCCTCAAAGGCAACCACACCGCCGCTGCGGCTTCTGCCCTCGGCTGGACAGAAATAGCCGTTGTTTGGGTAGATGTTGATGATGAGGCCGCTGCCCGAATCGTTTTAGCCGACAACCGAACTGCTGATAAGGCAACCTACGACAACGACTTGCTCGTTCAGATTTTGGGCGAGGTCAAGACTTTGGATGGAACCGGCTTTGATGCCGAAGATGTTGCTGATTTGGAAAGTGGCAAGGCCTTTACCCCCAAGCAACCAAAGGTCAAGTTTAAGATTGGCGAGTTTGGATTTAGCGCGACCGAAGACATCTACAAAGAGTGGGTAGCCACCCGAAATATCCCCGAAGATGCCCTACATAGCCTCGGAATCCCCCTAACCAGCGTTGTTCGTGAAGGTGCGTAGCCCAATTCGCTAAACTATGCTAAAGTGTTTGGATGGCTATTACCTACCTAACTGGTGATGCGACCAGTCCAAAAGGTGATGGTCCTCACGTAATCATTCATATCAATAACAACTTCGGTGCGTGGGGTGCGGGCTTCGTTATGTCCTTGAGCCAAAAGTGGCCTTACCCCGAACTTCGCTACAAAGACGGAATCGCTGATGGTCGCCTTTTGCTCGGAATTGTCCAACTCGTTCAGGTGGAAGAGAATATCTATGTGGCGAATATGGTCGCCCAAGATGGCTTCCCAACCGAAGAACGCCCCGTTGCCGTAGATTATGAGGCTCTAACGCTCTGTCTGCGTAAGTTAGGCAAGCATTTACCCACAAGTTATCAGATTCACGGTCCGAGAATCGGAACGGGAATTGGTGGCGGCGATTGGGATACGATTGCTGAAATCATTGAGCGGGAACTACCTGACCACGATGTAAAAATCTACACTTTGCCGGGTTCTAGGTTTCTAGAAGAGATAGAGTAGGGTTCCTACCGAACTAGGAGATACCGTGAAAGTTTTGTCTTACCTAATCGCCTTTGCCGTTGTCCTATGTCTTTACGCGCTCGGCGGTGGCTTCGTGATGATGCTTTTCGTGGGCGACCTACACCATTGGAATCACTCAATCCCAACTATGGGATTCACCACTTCACTAGCCCCCGGTGCGCTACTCCGTTTGCTCACGGCTAGTTATTCCGCTAGCGATAAGAGTTAGCGTGGTTAGCCTTATCTACGGACACGGCGTTTGTGCGAACTGTCGCCAACCGCTACACCTAACCAGCAAACCTGTTTGGCAACACGCCGAGCAGCGATTTTGTACGACCCCCGAAATAAAAACTTGGGGTGCTGATTGGGCAGAACCAAAGACCAACCAAACCTTTGTCGGAATCTGTGGCTTCGCCCAATCAGGAAAAGACACTCTCGCTAACCAACTCGTAGAGCGCGAGGGGTTCTTCCGAACAGCACTAGCCGACCCAATGCGAAATATCTTGTATGCGATGAACCCGACGATTGAGCGTGACGGTTCAGGCTTGGCTCGCACCGTAAGGATTCAGCAGATTGTAAATACGATTGGCTGGGAACGAGCGAAAGTGGAATACCCCGAAATCCGCCAACTACTACAGCGACTCGGAACTGACGGGGCTCGCCAATTCATCTCTGATGATGTTTGGATTCGAGCGACTTTCGACAATGTAAAGCACGAAAAAGTTGTTATCCCCGATGTCCGTTTTCCAAACGAAGCCGAAGCAATCAAAAAGCGTGGCGGCGTAATCGTTCGTATCTTCCGTAGTGGCTACGAGCCGACAAACACCCATATTTCGGAAACGGCCTACTCCGACCAAGACATTGTTCTTTACAATGACGGAACACCAGAAGACCTCTACAAAAAGTATGTAGAAGCCCTTACCGAGTGGCGCGGAAACAACTAGAAATAACTAGCAAGAAAACTGGTTTTCACCACTCAACCTTGCTATAGTTGTATCCAACCTAACAAGGAGACAAAATGAACATCATCAAGAAAGCAGCGATTGCTGCGATTGCGATTTCAGTTGCTTTGCCAATCGCTACGGCGGGTGCGAGCAAGGCAAGTCAGTATGCGGCTTGGAAGCAAAGGACTTTGCCTGTCGTATCCAAGTGCTACCGTGACTATCAGCAGTTGGCGATTGACATCAACACCAATGCCAGTATCGCTCAAGGCAACGCCGACTTTAACGCTCTAGCCAGCGATGCCCGTGCGTTCAATAGCCACGCTAATTCACCCGATATGACCCTCAACTTTGATATGAGTGATGTTGCTATCGCTCTCTCAACTTTGGTCAACACCGGTGAAGCCGTAATCAACGGAAACGGCTCGGTCACGGCGTTTACCAACGCTGTCCACACTTTGACCGCTGCCGAGGGCAAGGTCACTGCCCGTATGAAGTTCGACAACAACCGTTGGTAATAAGTCTCAATTAGAGAAAAGAAAGAAAGGAACAAAAATGTCAACATTGATTATTTTGTTTGTTGCCGTAGTTGCTATTGGCTCGTTTATCGACGCTTGCCTACAGCACCAGAGCAAGTGGAATGCCGTTCAGAAATCAAAGGCCGGTTGGCTCGTTTTGATGTTCTTGTTTGGCATCTTCGCAGCAGTTCCATACCTGATTGCCGTTCGCCCCAAGTTGACGAACCAGTAGTCACCAACAAGAATCACGCCCCTATCGGCCCAAATCGGGTCGGTGGGGGCTTTTTTCTTTTCGTGGGGTAATATTTTCTCGTCTTAGACCTTTAGGAGAGCCAAGTGCCACACCCCCAAATCGTTGAGTCATATCAGCAGTCAACCGCATTTAACCCCGGCTCGAACCTCACCCTCACTACGGCTAACACGGTCTATTCGGTTATCCCCACCAACGCCACTCGTTTTCAGGCGTGGATTACCAACACCCACTCTTCTGCCGTTATCTACCTCTACCTCGCCGCAAGTGGCGCATCAGTCGGTAAGGGTATTCCGCTACAACCAAACGCACAGATTCAGTTCACGACTTACACCGGGGCAGTTTGTGCAATTAGTTCGACCGCTGGCGCAACTCTAGCGATTGCTGAAATCTAAAGGAACCAAAATGTCAAACTCGTTCTCTTCTGATTCACTACTCAAAGGACAGGGTATCTACTCTGTTGTAAAGGGCGATGTTGCTGGACACGCTTTTCACGGAAACCAATATCGCTCTGGTGCGGTAAACGAACTCAACAAGCAAGCCGCTTTCCACGAGGGCAAAGCGAGATTCCGAAACCCATCTTTTACAGACACTCGTGGACACACAGACACCTATTACGGCAAGTCTTCACACGAGGCCACTGCTGAAGTGCTGCGTGATGTTGCTAAGAAGATTACCGAAGACCCCAAGCCGCTATCGGAGCACCTAGAGGACCTAAAGGCAAAACGAGATGATTTGAGCCAAAGGGCTTTGTCAGATATGCAAACTGATATTTATAGCCCACGCCTTCACGCTCGAATAGATGCGATTGACCGCGCCACGAAGATTATGGTTCCTTACGCTCTAAAAGAAGCCCAAGAACAAGGCCCAAACGCCGGCGGCGCTGGCTCACCACCACCACCACCACCACCACACAATTTTTCTGGCAACGCTTATCAACCAGTTGACCACGACAAGATGGCTAAGGAACACACCGACACCGCAACCGAAGCAGTGAAGATTGCTATTGAGCGTGGCTCTATGGGCGACACCTATGGTCGTGACCTAGCGAACAAAGCGGCGAACGCCCACACCGAAGCGGCTATCGCTCACGGAGTTGCTAAGAGCGATGCCACCAAGTCTCAATCTGCGATTGCGGCCTCAAACAAGGCTAATTTGGCAAGTTCCGACTTGATGACTTACCTCTCGTAAAAATCGCCCACCCCCTTAACTGACTCGGTATAATAGATACCGACAATCGCTCGTGCATTAGGTCTTAGGCCGAGTTGACGAGTAGTTGTTATTAACCAAGCAGACCCTTATGCCCCTGTCCTTACTCTGGGGTGGCGCGCTGGCAGCAGGTAGGTGGTTTACTCCATTCCCACCCGCCGTAAATCCCACCGGTTTTTTTCTTGTTGGCCGGTGGGATTTCTGCTTTCTGTGGAAGACTCTCGTTATGGCACTACTGCCCGACCTACCAATGCTTTGCGAATACGAGATAGACCCTGTTTGGGTTAGCAAGACCGACCTTGAGTGGTGGGCGAAATGTGTATTGGTGCTGAAATACAACGAAGTGTCTAGCGATATGGCCGATGTCTACATCAAAGTCAGAACTTGGCTCAACACCTACTCGGCGCAATTCCCCGAAGACAACTTTGATAGCGCGCCTTTGTATCTAGACATACTCGGCTGGCTCTACGGTTTCGTTGATTACCTAACAGGGATTTCATAACCCCTGACCTAGAATACGGACTATGGAAGTCCTGCCCATCCACCCGACATTTGCTGAAATCATCAAAGGCGATGTTGACGGACATCCATTCCACGGGAACCAGTGGACGGGTGGTGAGGGTTCGGCAGAGGGCGCACTACTTACGGGCGACCAAGTGAAATCTGCCGTTATGTCCCCGCAGGGTATCAACGAGTTCAATCGCATTATGTCAAAGCAAGGGTATCTAACCTACCCAAACAATCACCCTTTATGGGGCGGTTGTGGCGTAGTTATGAAAGCCCTACAGAATATCTACCCACAAGGTAAGCCAGTCGCTATTGGGGAACCAATCCGCCAAGAAGAGAGCGATGACCCACCTATCTTCGTGCAGCACTACGCGCTCCAAATCGGAGAAGACAAGTTCGTAGATGGCGCGGGAGAACGCACCCTTGCTGAAATAGGCAAGGGAAGCGTATTGAGCAAGTATTGGGTCGTTATGCCCGCTACGAAAGAAATCGTAGGCGCGTTCAAGAGCATCGCCACTTGCACAGACCAAGAGGCCAAAGAATACGCAGATGCCTTGATACAAGCCAGTGCTTCTAGTGAGGTGAAAAAGGGCGATATCGAGGGTCACATCTTCCACGGCAATCAATACACCCTCGGTATGGGCGGAACAACACCAGACGGTCGTTCATATGAGAAGTTGGAAGCAAGGGCTAAGGAAATCGCTAAGGAA